TGAAAAAGAAGAACAACCAAAGATTGTTAAAAGAAAAAGAAATATTAAAGTTTTGTTAAGAACAAAAAAATCTTGTTAAATACTTATAGTCTTAAAACAATAAGGAGTATAAGATGAGATTATTATTAATCGTTTTTATTATGTCTTTGATGACAACTATATCATATGCAAGAGATCAAATTAATATTGTCGGTAGTTCTACCGTATATCCTTTTTCAACCGTAGTAGCAGAAAGATTTGGTAAGTCAGGTTTTAAAACACCTGTAATTGAATCTACTGGTACTGGTGGTGGTATGAAACTATTTTGTGCAGGCATAGGTACTAATACACCTGATATGTCTAATGCAAGTAGAAAAATAAAAGCAAAAGAAATCGCATTATGTAAAAAGAATGGTGTGACAGATATTACGCAGGTCATAGTAGGCCTTGATGGTATTGCTTTTACAAGTTCAGCAGAAGGTAAACAATATAATTTTACAAAAGAACAACTTTGGGAAGCGATGGCTGATCTAGGATCAAAACCAACTAAATGGTCAGATATTGATCCATCTTTACCAGACTACAAAATAGCAATACTTACACCACCTGCTACATCAGGTACTAGGGATGCTTGGAATAGTTTAGTAATGAAAAAAGGATGTCCAGAAAGTATTTTAAAAGAACAAGGCAAAAAGGCTTGTTATCTTTTAAGAGAAGATGGACCAGTTATTGAAGTAGGTGAGAATGATACTTTGATTATTAATAAACTTGTAGGTGAACCATCATACTTTGGTATATTTGGTTTTAGTTATTATGATAATTCAAAAGATAAAGTTCAAGCACACTTAATTGAAAATACAAAGATTAGTTTAAAATCTATACAAGATGGTTCTTATCCAATAAGTAGACCTTTATTCTTCTATGTAAAAAATCAACATATAGGTGTTATACCTGGTGTTGAGGAATATGTAAAAGAGTTTACGAGCAAAAGAGCTGCAGGTAAAAGAGGTTATCTTTTAGATTTAGGATTAGTGCCTTTGAAAAATTTAAAAGAATCTATTTCTAAAGTAGAATAAAAAAAAGGGCGCCGAAGCGCCCTTCTTCAACTAACAAACGGAGTAAATTATTTTAAGTATAATGGACCAGTCCATTGAATAGCATAGTTTCCTGTAAGAACATTACCTCTTGCAGAATTTAAAGCAGGTGCATTGTAACCAGCAGCTTTCAATATATCACCTTTTTTAAAATGTTTAAAGTCTTCTTTTACGATAAAACAAAACACGCCGTTTTCTTGTACAACTTTAATGTACTTCTTACCAGGATATACTTTTGTTTTAGTATCCCAAGCAGCAACAGAATCTTTTGCCCATTGTGATTGTTCGCCGTGTGCGTTAGAAGACCATCTCTTATAATCATCTTTAGCACCAGACATCATATTTTTAATACCATCTTCTAATGTTTTAGCAGTTTGATTTACTTGTATCATATTAGTTTCCTCCCTTAACTACATTTTTATTCCAGTCTTCTCTCATTATATCAATAACTTCCTGAAGACTTTTATCTTTTAAGAGTTTTTTTCCTTTTGCAACTCTTTTCTCTATTCTTTTAATAGATTCTTTTTCTTGCATTTCTTTTAAACCTTCTTCAGCAAACTCAGACCATATACCGTTCATTATTTTTCCTCCGAATATAGCGTTTGTGAGTACAAAGCAAGAATAAAACTTGCAATACCTAAAAATGCAATAGAAAATCCTTGCATCCATTTGTCAATTTCAATAGATTCAACAGCACCGAACATACAAAGAGTTCCTAATACTGATAAAAATATTGTCATATACTCTAATATTTTTTTCATAGTGTTTTTCTCCGTTTTTTTGTTATACATAAGTTAAATATACCGTATTTTGTCAAGTTCCTCAAGCAAAAAATGGATAAAATTGTCCGATTCTTCCGTAGCTAGTCGGCATTCTGGCGTGTATAGAACAAAACACGAACAAAAACCCTTATAAATAGTCAAAAAAACACTAAAAATTGAGGAAATTATGGCAAAAATGCGAAAATTCCTGTTCTGGAACGAATCAGGTGAAGAAAAAGAGAAAGAAGCAATGAGTTTAAAGAAAGCAGTAATGTCTGTACAAGGGGATTACAAGGATAAAGTCATTGGCGTTGAATATATTAGTAAAAAAGGTAAAAATATTTCTACATCCGTTAGTATTCCAATGGGAAGAAAAATTAGACAATCAATTATACTAGAACAAAAGAGATTAGCGGCAAAAGCTGCAAGAGAAGCAAGACAAAGAAGATAAAAACATGCCAGCAATAAGTAGAAAAGGCGATTCACTATCAACAGGTCATATTTGTGTAGGAACAACTACATTAGATACACCTGGACAATCAACGGTTCGAGCAAATAGTATATTAATTGCAAGAATAGGTGATCCAACGGTTGCACACCCTTTTCCACCAAACCCACCATGTGCAAATCATGTTGCAAAGGTAAATGCAGGTTCATCTACCGTAAGAGTGCATGGAATTGCTGTTGCAAGGATAGGTGATAGTGCAGACGCAGGTGCTATGACCAGTGGTTCTGGCAATGTCTTCGCAGGATAGATATAAATAGTTGTATGGCAACTTATGACGCTTCAGTAAATACTAATAATTCAGTTAGGTCTAATAGGTCTTACAGCGACCTCAATCTGAATTTTAATAAAAACCCAGCAACTAAAGATGTTGCTAAGTTAAAAGATGTTGAAGCAGTTAAAAGGGCAGTTCGTAATTTAATTTTGACTAATAGGTTTGAGAGACCTTTTCATCCTGAGATAGGTAGTGATATTAGATCATTACTTTTTGAAAATATGACACCTGTTGTTGAAGTTCTATTAAAGGACAGGATAAAAGAAACGATAGATGTTTATGAACCAAGAGCAGATGTCACAGACATAATTGTTTCTGGTGATTCTGATAGAAATGAATACAGAGTACAAATAGAATTTAGAGTTTTAAATGTACCAGACCCAATAGTTGTAACCGAATTTTTACAAAGGCTAAGATAAGATGGCAAAATTAGAAATATCACAATTAGATTTTGATAACATAAAAAATAATTTAAAAAGATACCTTTCAAATCAGAATCAATTTAAAGATTATGATTTTGAAGGATCAGGTATGGCAGTATTATTAGACCTACTTGCTTACAATACACATTATCTATCTTACAATGCAAATGTTTTAGCCAATGAGATGTTTATTGATACAGCTGATTTAAGGAACAGCATTGTATCATTAGCAAAAGCATTAGGTTATACTCCTAACTCACCAAGAGCGCCAATCGCTGACATAAATGTTGTTGTCAATGGTGCAACAGGTGCCACATTAACAATGAACGCTGGTCAACAATTTACAACCACGGTAGATGGTACTTCATATAACTTTGTGACAATAGGAACAAATACGATTTCGCCTATTGATAATGTTTATACATTCTCTAATTTAAAAATTTACGAAGGTACTTACATCACCTATAATTATACGGTAGATACCTCAGACGTAGATCAAAGATTTTTAATTCAATCAGCAAATGCTGATACAAATACCTTATCTGTTCAGATACAAAATAGTGCTACTGATACCACAACTAACACATACACGAAAGCAACTTCTATTACAGAATTAGATAGTGACTCTAAAGTTTACTTCTTACAAGAGAGTGAAGATGGCAAGTTTGAAGTTTACTTTGGTGATGGTGTTGTAGGTAAAGCAGTAGAAGATGGTAATATAGTCATCTTAAAATATGTTGTCACAAACAAAACTGAGGCAAATGGCGCTTCGAGTTTTACATTATCAGGTAATATTGGTGGCAATACAGATGTTTCTATTACGGTAAACTCAAATGCAGCTAATGGTTCTGAAGCAGAAACTAATGAGAGTATAAAATTTAAAGCACCTAAATCATATGCAGCTCAGGATCGTGCTGTGACGGTAAATGATTATAAAGTTAAGGTTGAGGAAATCTATGCTAACGCTAGTTCAGTAAGCGCTTGGGGTGGTGAAGATAATGACACGCCATTCTATGGTCGTGTTTATATTGCAATCAAAGCAGCTTCAGGTTCTACATTAACCGATACAACTAAAAATGATATAGTCACACAACTTAAAAAGTTTTCTGTTGCTTCGGTTACACCTGTTATTGTTGATCCAGAAACAACAAATGTATTGTTAACATCAACTATAAACTATGATGAAAAACAAACAACAAAGACTAGTGATGAGATTAAAACTTTAATTA